TTATTTGTGTGTGGAAGCGAGTTTGTTTTGAGATAAAAGGTTGGTTTTCTCCATTTTATTAATCTTGCTTTCAAGATTTTGATATGCCTCTTCTAATTTTTCTAATTTTGAAAACAACCGGTCCGCTTTTCCATAGTCAGTAAAGTTGCTAGACATTTTTAAGGAAGCAGAGTAAATGGCAATCACTTCCGGTAGATCAACTTCATAAGTTGGATAGGTCCAATTGTCGCTCTGGCAAACTATTGTATTTCTTTCTACTGATCTATTCAATAACCGTTTGCACACTACGCCATCTGAAGTAACCAATATATGAACATAACCATCTCTAATATCATTCAGATTATAAATCCTTTTACAAATAATCCAATCCATATTAATTACAGTTGGATGCATACTTTCACCGGTCACTTGTAAACAAATCCAATCGCCACTATTAAATTGTTGAAATGGCAATGTAAATGCCGGTAGTTGTTTATAAAAATCCGCATCATCTATATGAGCTGGCAGTCCGGCAGCAGCTTTGTGATCAATCCTAACTATTGTGTTATTACCTTCAGAATCGACAACCACCACTTTAGGTGGCTTCATATTGGCGTAGTTACTAGGCGCTTCGTTGAATTGATTTGCAATAACTTTTGGTGGATATGCAGAATCTGCATTTTTGTTTTTGGATAAAAAATCAAAGAGCTTAACAATAGATAAAGGAATATCTGTATGATTATTCTCATAATCACTATAAGTCCTTAACGAAACGCCCAATTCATCAGCCATTTCAGACTGATTCATCTTCTGCTCCTTCCGGTATTTTTTTAATACATCCCCTTGCATGCAGTATTTTCATATTTTTTATGAAAAAAATGCATATTTAATTTTTAAATATGCAGAAAGTGCGTATAATTGTACTCAATAATTATTAAATGTAAATCAAAAGTAAATGAAAAGCAACGCCCAACAAGAAATAATAGATAAAATCACTCCTTGGTTGCGACCAGGAGACAAAGCGAAGATTGCCAAAACTGTAGGCTGTACTAAATCATGGGTATCAACTTGTCTTAATAGTAATAATAAATCTTTCGATACGAAAGTAGTGGATGCAGCTATTGAGATAGCTAATAAAAATCAAGAGGTAGAAAGTAAAATGCTTAAAAAAGTCGAAAGCTTATAATGATCTACCACAATAACATATTATGTGTTTCGGCAAGCTGGTTGGAAGAAAATAATATTCTTTCAGTTAACCATTTAAAGCAACTAAAATTCAGAGGCCACATCAACGTCCTTACTCGCGCCTGCAAAAACACACCATCCCTAATCGAATTCGATTCCCTTCCGGATAGATTCAAAACCATCATCAATAATCATTTTCCCGACATCAGGAAAACGATCAACAAGTCCACACTCGAAGGACTTATTAAAACAGATGCAGCCGCTGCACAATTCTACTCCGAATTTAAATTACAAGATAACCGAAACCTACCATCGGAAGTGCAAAACGAATACCGCACCAATGTACAAGTACTCAATGCCATTCACCAGGTGTATAATGCAAGCATTTCAAAACGCCGTGCATTAGGTGGTAAAACCAAAGGCATTTGGGAAAGCATATCTAGCCAAGTAAACTGCCTGGACCAACGCGAATACGCACACACACTACCTACCAACCTACGCAGATTAAAAGAACGGTACCAACAATACATTAAAGAAGGTTACACCGCATTAATCCACAAAGGTTACTGCAACGACAACAGCCGAAAAGTAGATAGTCAACTCGAAAATTTAATCCTATCCTTATACACCCTACCGAATAAGCCATACACTTCCACCGTACACGAGTTGTACCTTGCCTTCCTGGGCGGAGCTATTCAGGTAGTAAATACCAAAACCGGAGAGCTGTATAACCGGTTAGATTTCTACAATGAAGATGGCACACCCATCATGATCAGCGAAGCAACCGTTTGGAATTACATCAACGATCCTAAAAACAGGATCCTGGTTGACAAATACAGATCCGGTGGTTTGGAGTTCAATAACATTCATCGGCCACACCATCACCGCCACGCGCCTAATTTCTCACTATCCAAAATATCTATGGATGATAGAGATTTACCACGCAAGCTGCACGATGGTGGCAGAGTAAAATCTTACTTAAGCTACGAGGTTCTTTCAGGTGCAGTAATCGGCATCGCTTACGCCCGCAAAAAAGACAAGCAGCTATTCATTAACTGTATGCGAAACATGTTCCAGTTCCTTCACCAAAATGACATGGGTATGCCGCTGGAAGTGGAAGTAGAACATCACTTAGTAAATAGCTACAAAGATGATTTAATGAAAGCTGAAGTAGTTTTCCCTTTCGTTAGATGGTGTAATCCGGGTAATTCGCAGGAGAAACACGCCGAGCATTTCAATAAAGCTAAAAAATATGGGTACGAAAAAAGGTATCAGGATGGTATTGGTAGATGGTATGCCAAATTAGAGGCAAATAGAACCATTCAAAACAAGGTATTTGATGAAGATAACGACAATTACAAATCAAAAACCTACGAATTTGACCAATTAATTGCTGATGATCTGGAATCAATTGAAGCTTACAACAATGGCTTACACCCTAACCAAAAGAAATACAAAGGCCTTAGCCGGTTAGAAGTACTCAAAGCAAATTTAAACCCCGATTTAGCCACACTTAAACCATACTTATTAGCGCGCTACATAGGCAATTCAGTTGATACCAGCATTCGCAGATCTCAATACGTTACCGTTAACTACACCAAGTATCAGTTACCGGCACCGGAAGTAATGCAACAGCTGCTGCCTAACAATTACGAGGTTACTGCTTATTGGTTGCCGAAAGCAAACGGCAGTGTTCCTGAAATTTACATTTACCAGGGCGTAACCTTTATTTGTAAATGCGATAGTATCGCCACGTACAACACATCGTCTGCAGAGCAAACCAAGCTGGATAAACAAGCCTATCAAAATCAATCTACTTACGTGCGCAAGTTCGATGAAATGGTAAAAACCGGACGTGAAGAGTTAGGCAGAACCAAATTAATGCAAGCAGAAATTCAACGACCGACACCGGAAGAACTTGTAATCATCGAAGATACTTACACCCTTACTAAAAGCCCGGCACAATTACTAAATGAAATTAAAATGGACATCGAAAGAGATGCCCTGAATGATATTTAATCACTTTAAAAAATCGAAACAAACCACATGGCCACCACAAAAATTATCAACAGCTTAAAAAACCCTAAACCACAAATTACAATTGAAGAACTAGAAGCAGCCCTAACACAAATAAAAGCGCAAGGCGGCCAGCCAACTGCAGTTATTTTATTGGAAGGTGCCAGCGGTTGGGAATCTGTAAAGGCCACCAACGTAGTATTCGACGATAAAAAACAAACAGTTCACATTTATTAAAACAAAACCATGCAAGGAGCAATAGCATACAGAACCAAAGAAAAAATAGCCTTCGCCTTATTTGATAGAAGGAAAGTTTACGATACCGATAAAGCATTATCCATTGCTTTTGATTTGGCACCTTCTAATATCAGTCAACTTAGAAATGGCAGATACGAGTTTTTGAGCGATGGTAAATGGATCACACTAGCTCGAATGTTAGAAGTAAATATTCGCGACGAGAAACCGTGGAAAACCGTTGAAACTGAAACCTACAAGTACATATATAAGCAGTTGCAGGCTTGCCAAAAAATGAGTATGTCGGCAATATTGGTAGATTACTGTGGTATTGGTAAAACCTACACGGCCAAACAATATGCCAGAAACAATTACTATGTAGCCTACATCGATTGTAGTCAGGTTAAAACCAAACGTAAATTGATTCAAGAAATCGCACACAAATTTGGTATCAATACCGGCGCGAAATACGATGCCATGTACGGCGATTTAATCTACTACATCAACTCGCTTCAAAATCCATTAATCATTATTGATGAAGCTGGTGATTTAGAGTACGGTGCATTCCTGGAATTAAAAGCACTTTGGAATGCTTGCGACAAAACTTGCGGCTGGTACATTATGGGTGCCGATGGTTTGAAATCACTAATGGAGCGCAACCGAAATAATCAAAAAGTAGGTTATGCTGAGATCTTCGACCGCTTCGGAAATAAATACCAAAAGGTTTCGCCAAACGGTGGGCAAGAGTTGCAGGAGTTCCGCGATAGACAAGCGGCGCAAATTGTGGCAGCAAATAAACCGGATGCCGACGTGAACGAAATCGTTGCGAAAACACAAGGATCACTAAGAAGAATTTTTATTGAACTACAGAAGCAGAGCATAGCTGTATGAGCAGAGCAGTAACGGTAGAACAAATTCTAAAGATGAATTTTAAAGAAATGGAATTTACAGGTAATTGGCAAAGAGCAATAGGCACACCGGAGTTAAGCGGCGTGTGGATTGTATGGGGCCATTCCGGCAACGGTAAAACTCGTTTCTCTATGCAGTTAGCTAAATACCTCACTCAATTTGGTAAAGTGCTCTACAACTCATTAGAAGAGGGTGCGCGCAAGTCCATGCGATTAGCCATTGAAGAAAGCAATATGCTTCAAGCTAAATCGAAATTCATTTTACTGAATAGAGAATCAATGGAAGATTTACGAGATAGGCTGAACAAAAAGGCAGCGCCAAAAATCGTATTTATCGATTCGTTCCAGTATGCTGCATTAAGCAAAAAGGATTACATCAAATTAAAAGAAGAGTTCCCTACCGTACTATTCATCTTCATCAGCCATGCCGAAGGTCAACACCCGGAAGGCAGAGTAGCCAAATTTGTTCGCTACGATGCCGATGTTAAAATAAGAGTAGAAGGTTTTAAAGCATTGTGCCAAAGTAGATATGGTGGCGGTGAGCCATACATTATTTGGTTGGAAGGTGCAAATCAATATTGGGCAGAAAATCAAAACGACAGCAATGATAGCAACTAATCAATACAACGGCGACCAGCCAATTACCCAAACGCAATTGGTGCAAGCCAATAGAACGGTAGAGCGCTTATTAGGCATGGGTAAAACCAAACAAACACAGCTTATTTATGAAGCCGGTATCGAATGGGTAGAACATCGATATCGCATTAATAGGGAACGAATTCCACAATGGTTAAACTCCAATGCTTTTTGGAAATGGTGGAAAATTCAGTGGTACGTGCGCAATCTCGAATTGCTAAAACAAAACCAGTTCGACATAAACGATAGTTCCTTATTAACCAAAACAGATCGCCAATACATGGTGCAGCTTTATGACGAAAAACACGAAGAAGGCATACATCACTTATACCCATCCGGCAGCTTAATGACGGCGGTTGTAATTGAGCACCACAATAAAATTAATTAACCAATTTATCAATCTTAAAAACAACTTAAAATGAGTAAAACAATTTGGAAAAATCACTTAGGACAGGAAGTTCCCTTTAGTTATGTTCCGCCAATCGACAAAAAAAAGGACAGAATTGCACAGTCACTTGTTAAAAAAGCGACCGAATTAAGCTTAAAACTGGCGCAATACAAGTACGATTTACTTGAAAAATGCGATGATCTGTACGAAGAAATGAAAGCAGATGCATCAGTTACCACCGGAAGCAAAGGCAATTATACCATTACCAGCTTCGATAAGTCGCTAAAAATTGAAGTAAACGTAAGTGAACGGATTGAGTTTGACGATAAAATCATTTTTGCTCAGGAAAAAATCAATGAGTTTTTATCTACCAAAACCAAAGATGCTGATGCTGATTTGGCTGAAATAGTTAACAATGCTTTTCAATCTTCAAAAGGTCAACTGGATCACAAAAGAGTATTGTCTTTGTTCGCCTACAAAATCAAACACCCAATTTGGTTAGAAGCAATGGAACTGATTAAGCAATCCATCCAACGCAACAATTCTAAGCGTTACGTCCGCATCTGGCAGAAAGACGATGCCGGCCAATACCAATCCATTGATTTAAACTTTTCAAACATTTAGCCATGTATTATATCGAAGACGTAGAAACCGGAAATGTTTATGTAATAAATCCATTTAACCAAGAATTAAATGCCATTTAAATGCAAAGAGAACAGCAGATATTAGACAGAGCGCTTGAAGTTTACCACAACACTAAAAGCTTGCAAGAAGTTTATACAACTTGCATACCTCTAATGAAAGACTACCAAAATCCAATTTCTTTCATCCCTATAGAACAACATAGTTTGGCAATTTTAGATAGATTTTTAATTGAGGTAGCATCAGTGTTTGGAACAAGTGTTCCAAAGCTACTAAGTAAAAGCAAAAAGAGAGAAGTCGTTGATGCTAGATTTGCATTTTTAGTAATCGGATATGATGTTTTGGAAGTATCTCAGGTGGCTTTAGAAAATCATTTACAAAGAGCACATGGCGCATACCACAATGCTCGCAAACAGCTTCAAACGTGTATGATGATTTCATCATTTCAGCACAATTACAATAAGCTTATTGCGGTGGCTAAGCATTTATTGGAAGTGGAAGAATCAAAAAAAAACACCATCACCAATTCAGTACATCTACATACGACACTTACCGAGGAGAGTTTACAGTTGGATCATGCGAATGCGGTGAAGGAACAATTGAAAGATTAAGATAATGGGAGCTACTAGAAATATTAGGGTTAATATGCTCAAAGCTTCCATTGTCGGCGATGTCGAGAAAAGGTTAACTCGTCCCTCTCATACTGGGGAAGGCGCACGTTCGAATCGTGTCATCGCTACATACCATCATTACGCAGAGAGCGCTCTACTATATACCAAAGGCTTTGGATAAAATATATAGTCAGGAAGTGAGGTGTTTCGTCCGCTACAGTTGAGATAACCGGACAAATTGAAAAGTTGCCAGCTTTTCTCTAAGAATGTGGCTCAACCCTTCCGCAAGAGCAAAACAAAAGGGCTGACAGCCGGGAAAGACCGGTAATTTTTAAAACAATTAAATATTCATTAATCACAAAAACAACAAAAATGACAACATTAACAGCACCAATTACAGGCGCTCCAGTGGTGGAGACAAAAGAAACCAACCCTTTTAACCAACTCAATTTGGAAGCCAAAGAAGCCATGGGCAACAATGATTTTAGATTGAGATGCGATTACGACGAAGATGGAAAATTCAAATACATCAAATTGAATTTTGACAACTCCATCAACAGCACTCAGATCAACAACTTAATTAACGTGGTCAAAAAAAGAGGTTTTGCCAATTTGGAGATACTTAGATCCGGAGCAGGAATATTAGTAAAAGCAATTTAAAAATTAGTTATGCAAATTAAAGAATCAACCGACTACGAAAAGTTTGCCACAATTATCGGTAATCGCTCCATCAACCAAAAGAAGGTGGAGCGTATTTGTACCGAGATAAAAAACGGACATAACTTATTGCCTTACGCGCCGATCATCGTGCAAAAGAACAATGGAAAGTATTTAATTATTGATAGTCAGCACCGTTATAATTGCTCAGTAAAATTAGAACTACCGGTTTACTATGTAGAGTATGGCCAAGCCAGCTTACAAAGTATTGCATCCATGAATAGCAATACGGATAAATGGAAATCAACCGACTTTTTAGAATGCTACATACAATTAGGAAATGATGATTATTCAACGTTGAAAAATGTTGTTAAAACATACAAAATTGCCATTTCTGTAGCAATACAATTATTGGCTTATGGTAGTGTAGGTTCAGGCGGTAGAGGTGGAGATGATTTTAAAAATGGCGGATTTGTAATTAAACATTACGAATTAACCATCGCTGTTTTATCTAAGATGGAAATGTTCGATATGTATGAATTCGGCCGCCATCGTGATTTAGTATCAGCATTATTGACCATCTACCAAAAAGGGTTAATTGATTGGAATGTATTAGAGCGTAAAATCAACAACAATCCAATGCTAATGAGTAAATGCTTATCTCCCAAAAACTACATTCTTAAAATTGAGCAGGTGTATAACCACAACAATAAAGAACGAAAAATCATTGCTTAAATGGTAACCACCGAACAAATAAAGCACATCCACACCCTATTGAGCGATAGAGTGAAGGCAGATAAGGAGCTAAAGCAGCAACTTATCTGCCAATTTACCGGCGATGAAAATAAGGCCAGTACAAAGGATTTAACCTTTATCCAAGCCAATGAGTTAATCTACTTATTAAGTACCGGCAAAATGCCCACATTCGAGGCCTATGCCACTTTTGATAAGAACAACAAAAGCCACATGTATATGCTTAGCCTTTGCCGCCAAATCAACTGGACGTGCTACAGCAATAAACTTCACCGGGTAGTGGTAGATCTTAACCAGCTTGGCGAGTGGATGAAAGAAAAATCATTCCTACATAAACCACTAATGGCATACTCAAAAACAGATTTAGTAAAGCTGGTAAGTCAGCTCGAAATTGTAGTACAAAAAGAACTGTCCAAAAAATGAAATTAAAGCTAACACATCAGCAGCTAAAGTACCTGGTACTTATCATTCAGGAAGCACCGGCACACGTGCTGTGGGATAGCGCATTTGAAAGAGAAATCAGCAAAATGATTACCACAGAACTTGAAGAGCAATTGCTACAAAAAGTAATAAAACGCAAGGATGAAAATAAAATTACCCTTAAAACTTACCAAGTCGCAGTAGTTCAGCTATATGCTTTGTGGGACAGAAGCGACGATAGATATAGAAATAATTTATGCAACATATTGGTACAGCAAACCGATAAAGAAATGATTAAAACCATAGGGTAAATGAGAAATAAAAACCTGCAGAGCCTTAAAGAACAGGCAATCAGAAAAAGATACGAAGAGCTAAAATCGCAACGCAAATATTCCATTGAATACATCTTTAAAAACATACTGGAGCCTGAATTTTTTTTAAGCAAAGAAACCCTACAAAAAATTATTTACACCAAACCAAAAACCAATGCAAAATAAGCCAATACCACCAACACACAACTGCCCCAAATGTGGCAAAATCATTTACTTGAATGAGTTGTGTACATGCTTGCAAAAGCTAGCATTAAAGGCAGATAAGGTGGTTAATGATGGTGATATTATACATTAAAATATCAAAAATGGAAAATTCAAAAATCAAATGAGATACAATACAATTCAAAAGGAAATCAATTTTCCAGTTCAAAAATTGCCATTAAGCGATGTACTTAGTTGTGGAGAATTCTTTGCCGGCGGCGGTGGTTGGACACACGGTATTCATAAAGTACCGGGCATGAAAACCAAATGGATTCTTAATCATGATAAAGTAGCCATTAGCACCAATGCATTTCATCATCCTGAAGCAAAAGTTTATTGGGCAGATATTTACGCCCAAGATGAGCACGATCTTGAATATGTTGATTGCATTCACGCTTCCGTAGAATGTCAGGATCATAGTACAGCTAAAGCAGGTGAAGAAAAAAGAATTGGTTCTTATACAATGGGTTGGGAGTTGTATCGATATATCAAATTTCTAATGCCTTTAGTGCTTACTGTTGAAAACGTTCCCGAATTTAAAAAATGGGCACCTCTAGATGAAAATAGAAAGCGAATTAAAAGTAGACAAGGAGAAGAATTTGAGCGATGGAAGCAAGCATTTATTGATTTGGGTTATAAATATAAAGAGTCAATAAGAAATGCTGCAGACGATGGAATGCCAACTCGTCGCAAAAGATATTTTGGTGTTTTTTATCATCCGGATATTCAATTTGAATTTCCACCATTTACCCATTCTAAAAGCGGATTAGATGGAAAGAAAAAATGGGTTGCTTGTAAAAGTTTTTTAAATCTAGAAGATGAAGGTGTTAGCATTTTTGGTAGAGAATTTAACGAGCAATTACCGAAACATCTTCGTAAAAAACTATCAATAAATTCTCTAAGAAGAATAGGTTTTGGAGCAGTAAAATATTCACCTACGTTTAAAAATTTTGTAGCTCAATTTTATGGTGGCGATCCAAATAGATTTCAATCAATAGACGAACCAATTTATACCATTACCACTTGCAACAGGCATCAATTGGTTACGATGGAAAAAATGCAGTTTATTGCGGACTACTGTAGATCCAATAATTACCAAAAGCCAGAAGAACCTTTAAGAACACAACTCGCCCGACAAACTAAGCAATTAATATCATTGGACCATATAATCTGCCAATATTATGGTACAATGCAAGCTCAAGATTTAAATACTCCATTAAATGGAATTAACTGCAAAGATCGACATCAACTTATTAGACTAGAAAAAATGCAATTCATTGCAAAGTATATGAATTCAAATGGCACTCCGGAGAGGAATATAGAATCCATTGATGATCCGATTTCGCCTATAATGACAGAATTTAAACATCAGCTAATAACTATTCTTGATGGATTTGATATTAAGGCTAGATTTCTTAGACCGGATGAATTGGCTGGATGCAGCACTTTCCCACGAGATTATTTTAATAGGCCAGGACTTAAGGTTTCAGGGAAAAATGCTGTTAAGATGATTGGTAATGCAGTGCCTCCGGATTGGGCTAAAATTATAATGAAGCCTAATTTAGAAAGTATCCGAAATCACAAATTGAAATCTAAAATTGAAAATGCTGCTTAAAACCACAATCCAATCCACCAAAAAACCAAACCACCAAAAAACTAAATATCTTATTAACAATTAAATCCACTAAAAATGAAAATTCAAACACCACCATTTAATTACGAATCCGAGATGTACCCATTTTACCAATTGGTGTGCGAAAGAGACAATTTAAAAGTCGAAGCAAACTTTGGACAGATAAAAGAAGTTGGCAAAGCATTAGCCACATTAATTGCTGAAGATGTGCAATTCATTGGCACGCTCATGGTATCAAAATACATGATGAACCGAACGCTAGTAACTGAAAACTATTACAAAAAACGAATCATTCCAATCATTCAAAAGTTGTGCATATTAGATGGTAAAAAGCAACAAGCCAATTTCGGGCAGATGTCAGAAATCCTAAAGGAAATCTCAATAATTTTTGAAGAGAAACCAACATATTTAGCTACAATGATTAGATATAGTGTTCATATCAAACAGCTAAATCATGCTTAAGCCAATAATTTTCAGTACGCCAATGGTAAAAGCATTATTGGCAGGCAATAAAACCCAAACCCGGCGTATAGTTAATCCGCAACCGGTTGTGGATCCAAATTCAGGATATACCTATTTTAAGGGCCATAAATACATATTTGACATACATACTTGGAAGAGTGACATATTCCGCCACGCTCCGGTACATGTGTATGATGTACTTTGGGTTAGGGAAGCATTTTATCACATTGAAGATTCAGTTTTACCCCAATTTGCTTTTAAAGCAGACTATCATGAAAATTTCAATTTCAAGAATATTAAATGGAAACCATCCATCCACATGCCTTATAAAGCAGCAAGGTTGTTTTATAAAGTGGTTCGAGTAGGCATACAGCAAGTTGGTGAAATTAGTGAGCACGATGCCGAATGGGAAGGGGTGGAATATAATGAAAGTCTTGGCGGCTGGAAAAACTACTTAACTGACGACTATTTATTTGGAACAGCAAGGGAATCATTTAATAGTCTTTGGCAAAAAATTAACGGACCGCAAAGCTGGAACGCCAACCCATACGTTTGGGTGTACGAATTTGAACAAGTTGATAAACCGAAGCAATTCTTTAAACAACCCTGCTGA